CACAGACCCCTCAGCATAGCAACCGGCCCCAACAAGACCAATGTGATCAACTACCTCAAGTCCGTGGGAGCGAAGAAGAAGAAGAAGACTTGGTTTGGGGGTAAACGCACTTTGAAAGGCGGCAACAAGAATAACCAGAAGAAGAGTCAGAAGCAACAACGCGGCGGCAAAAAGAATAAACAGAACAAGAGTCAGAAGCAACAACGCGGTGGCAAAAAGAATAAGCAGAACAAGAGTCAGAAGCGCAATTAAACAATCAACATTATGACGTATAAATTATACATCATGATGAAAGGCTTAAATATCTAATGAAACTACATTTCTATTTTTATCAGATTTTCTACGACTGGATTTCTTAGGAAGAATTGTCTCACTCATATCCTTGATGCTAGAAAGACTTACAACCGAGTCGCTATCCTTTGCGTCACTTCGGATATCAACATTTTTCGTTTTAAGACCAGACAATATATCATTGATATCGGTGTTTCGTGGTCCAGACATTTCCGGTCTCGCGGATGGTTCGTCGACAGATGCCTGTGAGTTAACATTAACACCCGATTCTCTGAACATAGTAGATCCAACAGTTTCTCCATTTGAAGTGAAATTCATACCAGGTCTTTGTGTGGGTGCTTCATTACGTGTTTTGACGGGTGCTGGGGGCGGACGGTTTGTACCAGGTTTATTTTGCTGTAATAACTCACTAGCAAAAGACATTCCAGGGGCAGTTTCCTTCATAGAATTTACAGTAGCATCGGTAAACATTCGCATTAATTCAGGAGATTGTTTGATAACATCATTGAAACCAGGTGCTGCGGTAGAAAGTGCCTTATTACTAAAATGAACAACACTAGCACTGAATCCAAGACGAAGTAAAAGACTTAATTCTGGACTCATTTTGCCACCCTTATACTTTGCGTGGAGTTCCTCGAAAATTTCATTATAACTATCAATATCTTCCCCAATCGATTCGCCCCACCCATCAAGAGAAACACCGAACGGGTCAAACATAGAATTACCATACTCAATGGTATTAATCATAGTAATAAGCCAATTTTGTTGTATCTTTACGGAATCACGCTTACGCTTATCATCTAGTGCACCCTCATACTCGTCTTCAATTTCGTCATAATTAGACTCCATGTTCAATTTTGACATGTTCTTAATAATCCCCTTTTCGTGCCAGTCTTCTAAATGTTTAAGCATGGTTCGCTTTTTTCTACGCTTTTCGCGATCAGTCATAGAATTCATATTGGACATTTGTGGTTCCTTACTAGCACCCAAACCACTTAATTTAGAAAACCCATCCCACGTTTTACTTTGTGTACCCATCGACTCTGCTGTGGACGATCCAAGTTTAGAATCATTCTCTTTTACGGGTTCAACGCTTTTATTTTCATTAATACCAAACATTGATTTTGCAAATCCACCAAATGAATTATTGGTATCCATAGTTTTTATATTGGGATCTGTGTCAACCTTAACATTCATTGTCGATAAATCATTCAATTCTTCCTCCAACTTATCCAAATCACCTAAATCTATCTTTGTTTTACTTGTATCTGTGGATTTTTTATCATTCATCAATAACTCCATGCCTTCTCCAAGAGAACTAGTGGATTTGGATGCTTCTCCACCACCAAGCGAAATGTTAATAGGTTCTAAATCGGTTAAATCAATTGCTTCCATAACTTATTATTATTATTATATAAAATTTATGTTTAAGTTCTACGCAATATTAATTATATTATGTTTATTTAGATACCATAAACCTTGTAGAAATGCATCCGCTAAGTCGTCAATTTTCTTATGATTAAGAACGTGCGATTTCCAATCATTAAAGAAGGGGTTCTCTATAATGCGTTTTGTATGGAACACGGCGTCCATTTTATGCTGTTTATAATTTGAATCCAAATTATCGTGCGCCTTTTCAAATCCCTTCAATTTATTAGACGATGATAGAAACTCGATTTGTATAGTTTCGTGTCTCATGATGAAATATTGTGCTAACATACCTTGTATGGATTTCATGCGATTGGCTATAGGTGAAATTTGGTTCTCTATAACTACACGTTCAACATTTTTAAAATCTACTTTATCAAATTCGGTCTTGATATTTTTACCAATTGTTATGAGGTCTATATTAGACGCATTACTTTTCGGTTTTTTTATGGGTTTCAGAGAAAGATGATCATAATGTTCTATTAATTGTTTTACAGCATTCTTTTTAATCGTTTCGGGTATAATATTAAATGACGAGAGAGTTTTTTTTATTTCATCGGACTTCAACTTATTCAATGAACTAATTTTATACGCACTGGATGGCATTAATAAGTTACTTGTTTTAGCGTGGCGTTCACAAAAACACCGTGCACCATTTGTATATTTTGCTTTTTTGCCACAAGGTTTCACGGAAGCAGATATATTCCGCTTTTTATTACCCTTTATAGTAATCTCACACGTGCAAAGAATTACCTGTTTATTTGCATCGGGCATGAGATTTATTACATTCCAATCGTCAACTTTAATACTTTCACCTGATATATCAAAAAGACAATATGCCATATTTTTAATACCAACGTCAAAACTAACTAATTTCATTATATATAAACTTTACCAAAAGTTTATATAGAAAAATAATCAAAACAGTTATATAAATTAACTTCAAATAAGATTTCGTGATAATTTACGAAGAATTGCTTTTACACGTTTTCTTAATGTCTCTCTACCCTGACCGTATAACATGGCAATATTTTTATACGACTGGTTCTTATCTGTACTAAGATAACGTGCGTAAACTAATTCTTGTTCGTCTATAGGTAATCGCTCCAACTCACAATATAGAGCATCTATCATAGTATCTGCTTCATTTTCAATATGTGTTATAATACCTTTATTTGATATATCGTTATATAGAAATCCCGAATACTGAAGCGCGGCCCATAAATTATTAACATTGATGTTAGAGTCACCTACCAACTCTTTAAACGAATTGAAATCGGTTTGTTCAACATCTTTAAAATGTTTCAAATGTTTATGCATGTAATCCGGCACTCTGATGAGACGATTGCTTCTTATATGCGAATACATATATGCTCTAATCCAAAACGTGCTGTATGTAATAAATTGCACATTTGCGTTTGTATTATACTTTCCTGCCGACACAAGTAATCCAATCGAACCAGATTGAATTAAGTCATCGACGGTATCTTTATTGTGTGATAAATCTTGTGCCATATTTTTAATCCAACCATAATTATTTTCATATAAAATTGTATTATAGTAATTAATTTTATGTTTATCAAATGTGGCATTGTATCTTTGTAGATTAGTTACCAATTCCTCGTTTGGTATATAAGGAGTTGTTCTATTCAATGAGAAAAGATGAAATAATAAAAGACATAAATTTCGCATATTAATATTATTTGTAACTATAAGTTTATTACCTTTTGGTAATATAAATAGATGTATATATATAATTAGTAAGCATGAATTACGGCGTTTATGATTCGAATACGGAGAACACCATATTATTTTATATTCAAATACCTGAAAATATAGAGAAAACGAGTATAAAATTAAAAGCAGTTGATATTAATTTATCATTTATACCAACATACGGAATAGACGTTAAACGCGTTATTAGTAGTAATAAAGATATATTAATTAACGAAGATGGTAATAAGGCATCCATCGACGAGTTGTATGAGGGGACAAGTGTCTATATAGTGATTGAAATTAATCAGAATAAAATGTATGATAAGTTAGTAGCGTTAGATGACATTAATTTGGGGATAGATATATCTTATTATGACGTTGAATCAGACAAACAGATTAACACTTTATTAAATTCATTATATACATCTGCAAATAATGAACATTTTGAAACCTTAATTAAAAATGTTAAAAGTGGAAATCGTCCTAGAATAAAACCGTGCTCAAATGTGCTATTGTTGGATGACAGTTCTAGTTCTGACGATTTTGCTTCTTATTACAGTTAATTTATTTCAATGCACTGCGATGATTATGGTCGCGAATAATGGTCGCTTTATGTGTCATGTATTTACGGTAATCAGAATTGGTTTTTATACCAGAATCATGTAATAATTTATTATTATCGACTGCTTCGGGTTGCCAAAATGCCTTCAATTCATCACCACTATGATTGGTAATGGGTTTAACAATTGGTTCGTGTGAAGGTGCGACTAAAGATGAAAACAGACTGTAAGGTGTATCTTTGGTTACATAAGAAGCATAATTGGTAGGTGCTTTATAGGACATTCTAGTTATATATATATATAACTAGGATTTATTTAGCAAGTAAAAGATCAATGATATCTTTTTTGATCATACTATCATCTATTTTGATTTGATTGTTTGTTGCCATTTGTTTCAATTGTGCAATTTTAAGTTTTCTTAAAGCACTTTTACTTGGTTTGCTTGTACTACTATCGTCATTATCTTCTTGGTCATCATCCTCGTCGTCATCCTCGTCGTCATCCTCGTCGTCGATTTCATCGTCAGATTCAATACCAGAAACCTTATTAATTTCAATTTGATTATCTAATTTCAATTCAATTGGTGCATCGTCGTGTTCGTCAATAAATATAGACTTATCTAAATGCTCCTCATTTGTAGGTGACATATGAATCACATCCGGATCATTAAGATCTATTACTCTAATTTTATTATCATCCGAATCATCTGATATATTTATTTTATTGCCATTATCGAAGGTCTCGTTTACATCAAGAACATCTAAATTGACCGATCCGTTTTCGTCATCAGAAGCATCGGAATTGTCATCATTCTCAGAATCATCATCCGAATCATCATCCGAATCGTCATCCGAACCAGAAGCATCGGAAACATCATCCATGTTCGGAACAGCATCATACGTAACATTTTCAATACCCGAATTTAAATTCGTATCTAAAGTGTCGTATGCATTTTCGTCTGGTTGTTGTGTAAATAAATGTTGATGTGTTACTTCATTATTTGTATTTTTAAATTCCAATACCTCTTTCGCTAAATTTTGTACAATATCAAACATAGTATCGCATCTTGTTTCCATGCTTTCCATGCGTTTTTTAAAATGATAAACTAAAGTAATAATGAGTGCAAATGTAATCCCTAAACTTAAAAAGAAGAATGTTTCGATAAATTTAAACGATGCCATTTTAAATTATTTATATAATATATTTAACCACTCCAAACGAAATGATTTTAATAAAGTATATGATTATTATATAATGAGTACAACTACAACTTTAACCGAAAATGAAATGAATAATGATAACATTGCCGAAGATGTTCCAATTCTTGAAGAGAACCCTAATCCGGAATTACCGATGCCCAGTTTTGAATTCAAAAACATCATAATTTTTATTTTAGTAATATTGTTGGCATTTTCATTGATAGGAGTAAATTTAATAGAATTCATGAGTAATATTGTTGATTACTTTGGTGATTTACTCAGACCATTAATTGGTAGTTTTTTGTCTGCTTTTGCATACATAACCGGAATAACAATAAACACCACGAGTGATGTTGTCGGTGATACAGCAAAGACCGGAATAGATATTGCTGAAGATACAATCCAAAGTGTTGGAAATATATTGATTGATGCGAGTAAGAGAGATCATCAAACAAATGTATCCAGCGAAATTGAAACGTCTAAAGAGGATGAACCCAGAGACGAACCCGAACCCGATACTAGTGACACCAATATTCAAAATCCTATATCTAATAAAAAAACAAGTTGGTGTTTAGTGGGAGACCAAAACCAAAGACGTTCGTGTGCTTCGGTTCAAGACGCGGATAAATGTATGTCTGGTGAGATATTCCCGACACACGATAGTTGTCTGAACCCGAATCTGATTACAAATGTCTTACCCGATAAACAGCGTGTCACTTTAGTAAATTAAATTGGATAAATTAAAATGTTTGATAAGTATAATAATATTTATCAAATGAATGCTCTGCGAAAAACGATGGGAAGCATGTTTAAATTCAAAAAGATGAATGTTTGTTTAGACGAAGAATGGACATTATGTGATATGAACAATCAAACGCCAACTCGTATTACGAGTAATGGTGAATATAAATATATGAATTCATTGAGTACGAGTGATAAAATCGCGAAAATAGATACTCCTAAGATAAGATCAAAGCAAATAAATACAATTTTAAAAGTGAATACAACCCATTTACACGTTGGTTGGTTCTCTCTTTTATATGATTCTTTTATGGATATA